CGACATGAAAGCACAGCCGATAGCTCGTGGCCGTGGGTCCAGCCTGGAACGTGCCTGTGTAAAGAGCGCCGCCGGTGCTGTCGGCCTTCGGAATGCCGGCGGGTGTAAGCTGAATGACCTCCGGCGTTCCAGAAGGGTCTGCGATGACGTAGACGAGAACGTCGTTTGCGACGTAGCCGGAGCTGCTCTGCGAGACAAACGAAACGGTGAGCTGTTTCCCAAGGTCCGCAGGCGCAATCGTGAAGTCGAAGGCGACGCCCTCGCCCTGGCGGTTTACTGCGTCTTTTGTGAGAAGAAAGGAGCCAAGTCCTTCCAGCGGCGATGACGTCGTGCGCGTCCATGTGATGTTGGGCGAGCCGCCCGCGCCGGTCACCGGTGCGGGCCCTGCGGTGTTGGCGTACGTGACCCAGCCAGAGGCCGAGGCCTCGGCGTCGGGATTCGTGCAGTAGTTGATGGAGCCGGAGCCCGCACCTACGGGCGACAGAACGGAGCCGTTGTCGATATAGAGCCTATCGACGTCGTTCGCGTAGAGAAGCGTTGCTTCTTTGCGCGTGAGTGCGTTCAGGTTTGCGAGCGTGTCTTGGGGGACGGTGAGTCGTCGCGTGTTGGAGGCGGTCCCGCCGTCGTAGTCTTTGTTGGTGAGAACCTGCGAGCCCGCTTCGGTGACAAGAACCCCGGACGAGGGAAACGTCACCGAGGACATATCAGCGCCGGCACCTCCGCGGCTTTTTGCGAGCACGGCTTCGCCGACAGGAAGGCCGTTTGTGTCGGCGTAGAGGACGTACCCCGGCGTGATGGCCGATAGCACGTCGAGGCGGTTCGACGGGCCGCTTGATGCGATGAGTCGATTACCGATTCCGCCGTTAATTTTCGCAAGTGCGATATCGGCCGCGGTCGCGATATTCGCGTCGGTGATTAAATTCCACTGTGGCGCGGTTCCGGACGAGGTGAGGACGGTGTTGGCCGAGCCAATCGCAAGCTTCGATAGTGTCGTAACACCGCTTGCGTAGAGAACATCGCCCGGCGTGTAGGACGTGATGTTCGTCCCGCCGCGATTGACCGGGATGGTGGTGTTTGCGGTATCGACTGCCGCGCCGTTGAAGGTGAGTTCGTTGCTGGCGTTGACCGAGAGCGAGAGGTCCGCGGTGTTTCCGGCGTTTCGCCATGCGATCGCCTCGAGATTCGCAAGACGAACGACGCCGGTTGCGGCGGGCGCGGTTCCCCGGGACTTGAAATAGAGCGATTTGAGCCCGTGGCTTCCCCCAAAATCGACTTCGGCGGTCAGCGTGAACGCGCCGCCCGCCTTCTGGAGCATCCCGGAGGTGACGGCGATGGCCCAGTTGGTCGCGTTATCGCCCCAAAGCTCATCGCCGGTATTTGGGTACGGATACGAGACGCCGTTGACGACGAGGTTTACTGCCACAAGACCCCCAAGCCGCTTCGATGAAACGGGGCGCCACCTCGGTTTGGCCGAAGCGGCGCCCCAGTAGTCGCGGGATTACGGCGTGATGCCGTACATGTAGACGCAGACGGGCGGCTTCAGGATGAAGGGCGCCACGTCGGCGAACATGCGGAGCTCTACGGCAGCGGAGTCGGCGACCTGGACGGCGAGATCACCAATGCCCGGAAGCCCCGAGGTGAGTTTCGAGGCGCCGATGAGCCGGCAGTACTCGAAGGCGAGGACTGCGGCCTGCGATTCGCGCATGTACGGATGCGGGAGGATTTCGATGGAGCCGGTACCGCTCGAGAATTTGAGCGATTCGACACCACGTTCCGCCTGCGACCGCTTATAGGAGCTGTCGTACCGACGAAGCGCCGCTTCGTTATTGGCAAGTTTCGCCCAGTTCTTGTTCGAGACGAGGACTGCGACTTCGCTTGAGAGGCCGTAGTCGGCAGCGGTCATCACCGCTTCGATGATGGCGGAGAAGCTGAGTTGGCCGCCGACGTTGTATTGCTGCGCCTGGAACGTGTCCCTCGACATGTTGATGTTGAAGAGGGTTCCGCTCGTGGTCGAGAGGATCTTCATGAACCCCGGGCCTTCGTTCCAGCCGGTGGCGGTACGGGCGCCCTTGAAGTAGAGGACGTCGTTTGCCACGACGGCGTTCGAGGTGCCGGAGACGGTGATAGTGCGGGTTGCGCGATCTACCGCCGTCACGACGAGGTCGCCGTTGTGTTGGGTCGCCGTCTGGCCCGTGCCGGTCCAGGCCTCGAGGACCGCGCCGACCATACCGGCCCAGGTGCCTGCGGACCAGGAATCGGCGGTGATGACGATGTTGCCGGAGGTGTTCGACTGAACGACGCCGAGGCCGAGCTGCCCGTAGAGGAGCGAAAGCTCAAGACGCTTCGACGCCGATTCTTTCATCGCGGTGAGCAAGTAACCGTAGGCTTGCTCGAACGCGCGTTCGCCCTTCGAGGCGGCTTTGGCCGCGGCGGCGTAGGAGAGCCGCGAGCGCGTGATTTGTTGATAGCCGGTGACTTGCGCTTGCTCGACCTTGCCTGCGACTGCCGGGTTCAACACCGGGGGCGTTGCTTCCGACTGCGACGGCGCGTAGGTCGTGCCGTGCTCCGCTTGGAGGACGACGCCGACTTGGTAGAAGTCGCCGGGCATGTCGCCGGACTGAAGGCCGATGCGGGCTTGAAGGATGGAGAAGCTCGGGACGTTCTTCGCAAGTCCCTGCTTCTCGTAAACGGTCTTGAAGAGACCGAGTACCTGGTTCGTCGTATTTGCCACGTGAAAGCTCCCTGAGCGCGGATGTGTCTCGCGCTAAACGTTTCGATTTCGTGAAATGCCTACCGGGACGCTCACGAGCGCTTGCGGGATGCGCTGGCCGTCGCGGCGTGATGCTGAGCGACGGGGCACGGGACCGTTCGTCGTGATGTTTCAGGGCCCGCCTTGGGTTCGGGGCGTTGCGCTGGCCGAACGCGGGCACACTCTCCCGTAACGCATCAAGTCTACCGGGACGTTCGGCGGTGGTGGTACCGCTTCGCGTCATTCGGTGACTGGGATCCAAGATTTGGAGAACGCGGGCGTGTGTCTTCGGTCTTCCGGTGCTGGTTTGCGTTGGGACGGGGGCGCGGTGGTGTTTTCGTTGATCTCATCTGCAGCGGATACCAGCCCCTTTCGCTTGCGGAGTTCTTTTGCGTAGTAGGCGGCGAGATTTTTCGCCATGTCTTCGCCGATGAAGCGGACGAATTTCTCCGGCTCGAAGGCGCCGACGAAGGTGCGAAGCTCGTTCTGGTAATCTTTCTTCACGCGCTCGACGATGGCGCTCATGGGGAGGCCTAGATTTTGGCGGATGTTTTCGGTCATGTAATAGGCGATGCGACTCACCGTCTTTGGGTCTGCGGGCAATCCCCCGTCCTCAATCGCCTTGATGATTTCCTCTTGGAATTTCTGTTCGTAGTGCTGCGCAAGCTGCGCTCGGCGCTGGGCTTCCTGCCGCTCGGCTTCTTGTTGCGCTTTGCGTTCCTGTTCCGCGAGGAGGGCTTCGAGCTCTCGAATGCGCCGCTGCTCTTCGGTGAGCTGCGAGGGCAGAATGACTTTCTCGGCGTACCAATCTTCGAAGGCTTGCCGGATTTGCTCTTCGCTTAAGCCCAGCTCCGGGTCCGTGAGAACTTCGAATAGCTTGTTTGGGTCTTTGAGCCGCTCTAGCGCCTGCATCGCGCGCTTTTTGATTTCGGCGGCTTCGTGCATCCGTTTGAAGGCGGCGCGACCAAGTCTCGCGTGTTCAAGAAGCTCCGCTTCGGTGAGTTCTTCTTCAACACCATCGACTTTGACTTTCCAGCGGCGCGGCGCGGCCTCTTTATCGCCGATGCCGATTCCCTGAAGGCCCGCAGGCTCCCCGGTGGGTGGGGCGTCGTTTGTTGCGGCGTGAGCCCCGGTCGGCTCTGCCGAACCGTTCTGTTGTTCGTCGATATCGGCCGCGTTGGCCTCAATGTTTTCTGTCATCGTCATCGATTCTCTCCTCGTCTACTCACACAGGCTGCGTTGCGATTTGCGGCGGAAGCTCTACGCGCTCGCCGGTGAGCGGGTTCTTCGGGCCTTTCGGCATCTGCACACCGCTGGCCTCGCGCGCCGCTGGAGCGTCCGGATTTGCGATATCACCTCCCGGCGCCTCTACCGGTTCACCGGGCGTTGGCGGAGCTTCGCCGGGCGCCGGTGGACCGCCTTGCGGTAGCGGCGGCATCTCTTGGCCTGTGGCCCAGAGCAAGATCGGGTTCGTCATGGCCGCATCTTGAAGAAGCGTCATGTGCTCCAGGATGTGCGCTTGGACGGCTTCACGAAGCGTCGTGTCGGTGAGCCGCGTTTCCGGGTCGTTGAGAAGCGAGCGGTGCGCCTGGATGTGCTCTTTGTGCAAATCGGTGATGAGGGCCACGACGGGACGCCCGTCCTGAAGCGCTTCGTTCTCCTGTTGAATCATGAGGAGGTCTTGCAGCTGATCGTGATAGAGCGGCTCCAGGCGTCCTGTCTCTGCAAGTTGTAAGTACTGTTCCGGGTTTTTGATGAGTCCCGATTGAAGCAGGTCCTTCGCGTACTCGAGTTTCCCCGAGTAGGTCTTTGAGAGCGCGGAGACGGCTTCCACCTGCACGCGCGAGACGTTGCGGATGTCTTCTTTCGTGAAAGCGAAGGAGCGGACGGCGGCGCGGTTCGCTTTTCCGGAAATCGTGATGATGCGCGGCTCTTCGGCGAATTGCTTGAGAAGCTCGATGATGTTCGTCCCCCACGATTCGAGTAGCTTGTTGTACGAAGCCTCCAGCCCCCGCATGAACTGGATGGCTTTCGCCTCGACGATAGCAATCGCAGCGCCCGACGTAAGCGACTTCTCGGGATTGCCGCGTGCGGCGGAGTTGACGCCGGAAATCGTTTCCGCCTTCTGCGACAAAAACCCCATCAGGTTCGCGACGTTCGGTGCTGTTGCCGCAAGCTGAAGCGGTTTGATTTGATTGATGTCCTCAAGCTCAAAGAGGTTCAAGCCTTGCCCAAGCTGACTCCAGGAGAGCCCCATTCCCTTCTTCGCTGCGATATTCACCGAGCCGAAGGTGACTTGATTGGAAAGCTCGATAGTCGCCAGAGCGTCTTGCGCTTCCTGGATGCCGACGAGATCGTTCGCATCGGAGTACCCGAACGTTGTCTGGTCCTGTTCGGAGGGGCAGATGCGGCTGACGAGGACGCGCTCCGTCGGCAAATCGCCGTCGAGTAGCCACTGGTTCGGAAGAAACAGCGTGAAGCGCCCATTCGGACATGCGGGAGTAGGTTCGTGGAGAAATAAATAGACGTCGATCATGTCCGACGACTCGACCGGAGTCGGGACAAGAAACGTATAGGTCGCCGGCACGTACTCGTCGGCGCCTTGGGGCGCTGCGAGGATCTGATCCCGAAACGCCGGAAACTTCGCAATGAGGTCCCAGCGGTTGAACTGAAGGCGGATGGTGTACCACGGGACTTTATTCGAACGGATACCGACGTCACGGCACACGTCGAAGGGACCGAAGACGCCTTGCCAGATATCGCCGGCATGAACGGGATGGTTTCGGATGGGATCCGTCGCCAAAAGCTCCCCAAGCGATGCGTCCCAAAGCTGAAGCAAATAGGCGTCGTCGTAGATGAGACACATCTCGACGGCTTTTGTGAGATCCATCTCGTGCCCGCGCTCGCGCAGGTAGTAATCGATGATGGAGTTTGCGATGATGGTCTGTTGCGCGGAGCGGTAGTCGGTGTTCGTCGCTTTCGCTCGAAGCGCAGGCCGGCCGGAGGTCGTGAGAATCAGCTGGTGGCGAACGAGGTTTCGATAGTCGTTGATCTTGAGCGACGTGTACTCGCCATGATTCCCGATTTGCGAAATCTTGTTCGACGAAGCCGGCGTTGCGACCCCTTGGCCGTAGTAGTGCGTGTAGTTTCGCTGCCATCTATCGAAGCGCCCGGTCGTGATGCAGTAGTTGATATAGTCGCTGCTTCGGCGATTGAGTTCCCGGACGAGCTCGTCGGCGGGAAGCGTTGCCCAGTATTGCGTTGCGCGTGGCCCCATCATCGTCATCGCTTTTTCTCCAGAAAGACTTCCGAAAGCGCCTTTGCCGCGCGGCTTTGTCGCGGCTTGGGCGGCGTCAGAATGAAGCTATTGGCCACATCGACCCCGTAGAGCGGCGGGAACGGGTTCGTGTGGCGGTCGAGATTTCGGGCGAGATAAACGAGCGCTGCTAGAGCGTCCGCGTGTCCCGTCGCTTCCGAGCGCTCGAAGGCATCGCGTCGTTTGTTCCAAAGCGCCGAGCCCAACGTCAGGATGAGGAGCTTGCAGCGGGGATGAATCACGATTCGGTTATCCTGAAACATAAGCCGCAAGTGATTCACCATCGCTTCGAGCGCGTCCTTCGTCGTGGGTGTAAACCACAATCCTTCGGTCGTTCCGAGATCCTGAAGTAGGATCTGGTTGTCGTTATCGGCAACGCGCCGATAGACCGGCAGAAGCTCCTCCGCATCGTACCCCAGTTCGCGCTCCACGTTCCGGACCGCTTGCGCGATGTTGCGCGTCGTCACCGCTTCGTTCTGAAGCCAGAACTCGCCCTCGATGACGAGACGCGCTTTCGGGAAATCGTAGTAGCCAAAAAGCCCTACCGTCTTGTCCGCAACGCCCGAATCGAGCGCCTCGTAGCGGTGAAGGTAGCGGAAATAATCGGGCCTGGGGACCTCCCCGACGTGGCGCGCGCGGTCAAAGTCGGGGATGATGGCCCGCGTCACGTCCACGATGCGCTCGCAGAGATATTCGCGCCGATACGCCACGGAATCTTTCCCACCTATCGCTTCCGCAAGCTCCCGTTTGCGCTCTTCCGAGAGCATCGGGTTATCGTCGATGGTGAACTTGACGTAGGTTCCCTGAAGAAGTGCCTGGTCGGCAAAGGACGAGAAGAAGTGGTCTTGTCCCTGCGGTGGCGGCGTCGAGATGAGGATACAGCGCGCATCGGGTTCATGCGTGAACGCCGGGATGATGACGGCCTCGAGCGCGTATTTCAACGTGTCCGAATCGACGAACCCGGCCTCATCGACGACGACAAGTCGCAAGCGCGAGCCGCGAAGTTTGTGCGGGTTCTTGTCGAGACCGACCAGCGTGATGTCGGAGCCGTTTTGAAAGACGAAGCGCGCTTTTGAGTGGTTGTACTTCGGCGCCAGCGCCGGCGGACAATCGAGGAAAATCGTCTCAAAGACCGGAAGCACAATACCCTCAAGATCCGAGAAAAAGGCCGTCGCAATCCGGAGGGAAGCGCGCGGGTTTTGAATGGCGGTCTCTATGGCCTTGCACAGCGCCCAGTAGGTTTTGCCGAACTGCCGGGACACCTCCGCAACGAAGAACGGCCAAGCGTTCTGGGCGCGCAAATAGGTCCGTTCGATGACGTCTTGTCCCGCGTGGTACTTCCAGCGAAGAACACCACGCTCCCAAAGCGCCGCCCGGTCGAGGATGTCCTCTAGAAGCTCATCGTCGCTTAGGACCATGAGAAGTTTCCCGCCGCTTGCGGTCCAGAACACGCTCGATGAGCGCTTCCGTGGGAACGCCCTCGCGGGAGGTCGGCAGCGAGTCACGAACGAGCGGGCGTTCCGGGTCCGAGGATAGCTCCGTGCGGTCGCGCCAGCCGAAGCGGTTCTTCATGGTGAAAATCCAAACAGCGGTGTTGAAGTGTTTCGGGTCGAATCCGGAAATTCTTTGCCCGCTTGCTGCAGCGCGCCCTATCTTCTCCCAAAAGAGCCTGCCGCGCTCTAAGCCAATGTTTTTGGCGTTCAGAAAGCTCGGATGACGGTCAAGCCAGCTATAGAGCGTGACCTTGCCAACGCCAATCACACCGGCAAACGACTCAAACGATAGTCCCGCGCTCATGTGAGCGATGAGCTCCTCACAGTAACGCGATTTGTACGCTGACGGTCGTCCTGTTGGCTTTTTCCGTTCCATCGCTATCACCTATGCGCTCTGCGCGCGCGACATCGGATTTCGAGCCCATGTAGGGGATACCGAACTGTGTCATCGCAACATATGCCCGCAGTTTGGGCATTGCTTGATTTCGTCAATATCGTCGGGCTTCTTCTTCCCGTCGCCTTCGGCCTCAATCGCAAGCTCCGAAGGATCGAGCGCGAAGTCTTTTAGACCCAGTAGGTCGATATCGAAGTCCGGACCAAGCTCCGGAAGCTCCAGGTTGATGGCGGAGAGATCAAGGCTTGCCCATTGCGCAATCGCGTTGTCGGAGACGAGAAACGCGTACTCCGCTTCGTCGCTCTCAAAGTCCTGTTCATCGACGGGGACCTCCGTCATCGCAAGGCGCTTTGCTGCTTCAAGCCTTCCGTGACCGGCGACAACAAAGCCCGAGCGCTTGGAGACGATGATGGGAT